CGATCCTAGGCCCTTTGCGATCTCTTCCATAGACATAGAACCTAAACTCTCTACCGCTCGAGCAATTCCCTGAAGTGCAGCAGCAACTACGACGATGCCTACCGCCTGCAAAACCATTCCCTTAGGCATCAGTCGCATAGCCCCGGCGATAATGACAAGTCCTGCTGCGATAGCGCCCATACCCTTGCCGATTACCTTCCAGTTCATCATCCCGAGCTTCTCAACCGACTCGGCCAAGATACGAAGACCGACAGATACCGCGATGAGCCCAGCACCCATAGCAATTGTTCCAGTAGGCATCAGTCGCATAGCCCCGGCGATAATGACAAGGCCAGCAGCAACCGAGCCGAGACCCTTACCTAGCGTCGCCATGTTCATGGAGCCGAATTGGCGAACAGCAAGAGCTAGAATATTCAGAGCTACGCCAATAGCCGCTATTCCAGCCCCAGCAACGATCATCCTAGGTGAAGCTTTGGACAATGGTCCTGTCGCGGCAACCATCGCCCCGAGAAGAACTGTAACTGATCCTAGACCCTTCACCAATTGTTCCCAACTAAGGAAACTGAAGGCTGCTACAGCAATCGCAAGAAGATCAATAGCCGCAGCAAGGACTATCAGCGTAGTTGCGATAACCGGTAGTCTGATGAATCCAGAAGAAGCCGTGATCTTGTCCATGATCTTCATGGCGCCAAGAAGCTGTACGAACATGAGCGTTATCGCACTCATAGCCTTATCAAGCTTCTCAGGCTTTACGAACGACAAAGCCACAACTGAAGCTGCTAGTAGAGCCACTGCTATTGCGATTTCTTTGAGAGTTTTTGCCTTGATGTTGGTTTGCATTGCCTGAAGAGACCCTTGCAAAGCATTGAACGAGCCCGCAATATTTCCTAGAATCCCTCCAGCGAAGCCCTTACCAATCTGATCGATAAAGGCGCCCTTACCAAAGAAGTTCTTGAAGAGGACAAATATACCAGCAAGAAGTCCTGTCCGAATGACCTGCAGGATGGGTTCGAAGCTCATACCCGAGATGGCTTGAGCCACAGCAGGTCCGAGTTGTTGGATCCCATCCACAAATGCTTGGATAACTGGTTCGAATACATTCCCTGCAAGAGAGAAGCTGGAAATGAACTTGTCCCAAGCGTCTGCTACAGCTTCCAAAACCCTTTGGAAAGGCGTTAGGGCTTTGGTCATTCCGCTTACTTGTTTGGCAGCTCCCCCGGAGAATAATTTGTCGAATGAATTGATCAATTGACCAATAAACTCGATTGGTGCAGCGATAACTTTACCTAGAGTATCGAAGAAGTCGCTTAGTCTTCCACCCTTCTTCAGGGCTTCGTCGATTTTAACGAGAAAGTCTCCGATGGCGGCGGTAATCGAAAGGAATCCTCCCGAACCGTGACCAACCGCTCCAAAGAGCTGACCAAAGACGTGGAACACCCCGCTAATCAATTGTTTGCCTATATCGAGAACAGCAAACAATCCTCGGAATGTTCTTCGCAGATTATCGATCGTTGTTGGAGTCGGCTTGAGTGACTCAGCGAAGTTCTTGAATGCTACAGTAAAGTTGTAAAGATCTTTACCGGTGGTGGCTGGGAAGATATCTCGGAAAGCATCATGAATTGGACTGAGAATCGCGCCCAAATTATGAAATGCGTCCTTAATTCCTTCAATCAGAACCGTTCTTCCACCAAGAGCCTTCCAATCACCAAGAACTTTGTTTCGGGCTTTAGCGTTGGTGTTAATAAACCCGTTGATCGCGTTTGAAAGGTCTGTGAAAGTCTTCTTGGCTTCTTTGAAGTTACCAAATATAATTTGAAATGTTTGAGCCCAACCTGAGCCCATTGTTTCCTTCGCCACATCAAAGACCTGAGCAATAGTCTTGACCTCTGTGGCAGCGTGCATAGCTGTCTTAGCCGTCTGCTGAATCGCTCTAATTTGAGCGTCGTTAAATCCTTCGGCTTTGAGTTGTGCATCGGACAAGTCGCCCGTAAACTGCTCTAGAGTCTTTGTTAGGACGTCGGAGGTCAACCAAGAAGCCTTACCTGGCGTCGACAACGACTGTCGGAAAGCTTCTCCGTTGATCGCGACGTTCTTCATCGGACCAGTAAGTTTAACTGCATTCTTGTTCAACGTCCCCATGGCTACTGCGGTGTTAGCCAAAGCACGCTGGAATACAGTACCGCCCATACCAGCATTGACAACTGAATTCCAGTCCTGCAACTTAACAGAACCTGCAGCAATTGCCTGAGACAACTGATACATGGCGGTTGATGCCTGATCGGCATTTGATCCGGATAGAGCAGCAAGGTTCGCGATACCCTTGATAGCGCCTGTAGCTACATCCAGCTGAACACCGGCAGCCGTGAAGGTACCGATGTTTCTAGCCATCTGACTGAAGTTGTAGATGGTCTTATCTGAATATCTATTTAGTTCCTGAAGCGCCTTATTGACGTCTTGAAGATTTGTTCCTGCTGCCTCAGTGTTCGCCAGAATCGTCTGAATGGCGTTCAGGTTAGTCGAATATTCCTGAAAACCTTGGATTAACGGACCAATAGTGAAAGATTTGATAACCGCAGCTCCAGCAGCAACAGCACGGGTCGCGATTTGAGCGAATGCTGCGATGGCAGCTAGTCTTAGAGCTCCAAGCCTGTTCTTGACATCCTCTACACCCTTAGCGATGTGACCAAGATCGACCCTTTTAGCCGCAGCGTTGATATCATTCAATTCTTTTCCAGCATTAGGAAACTTGAGTGAGGCCTTCAGTTTCTCGAGGGCGCGAATTGCTGAATTAACGCCTTGCTCGAACTTACCGGCCTCGAAACTCATTGCTACGACTTTGTCGTCAATGGTCATTACTTGGTCACCTCCTCAATTCTTTATCGATTTCCTCTGACATTCTGTCGAATGTGGGTCGAATAGCTGGCATAATGTAGCTACGGCCTTGAACGTACCCTCCCGTTCCAGTACCGTGACCATAATCAAGAATAACGGCGATAGGTACGCCATCTACGATATGACTATTATGCCAACGAATTGAGTAGTAACCGGGTCGTTGAACGATCGTATAAGTCCAAGATCCTGCGGTCTCGCCAGATTCCGTTGGTGTAGCATTAGATAGAGCGTTTACTCCGAGAGATCCATACTTATTCAAAACCGCAAATATCTCAGCTGTTTTAAGTCGACTTAAATATTTTTCTGTGTTCTTGAATGATCCTTTTTGAGTAATGGTAATCATAAAAACTCATTCCGCTGTAACACGGACAATTACGATCCCATGTTCTCCGGAATCACCATAAGAATATGGCAATCCATTCAACGGCGATGCTTTGGCACCTCCACCATCTCCGGGGACGATGGACGCTGATCCGGTATCCGGATCGTCACTCTGAGCGCTCCCGGGGCCATAGACAGAGGTATCCCCAGGATTATATGAACCCCTCCCGCCACGGGTAGCTGCGTTACAGGTAACTGGAGTTCCGAACTTACCGACTCCACCGGCTCCACCTCCCCCTCCTTCACCGATATCATAAATTACAGTGTTATATGTCCCATCTACACCATCGGTGCCGGGGGTTCCAGGACCGGTAGGACTAGGAGTTCCGGCAACGCCTCCATCGGCTCCTCCTCCTGCAGCAGTACGATTACCGAGTCCGCCTTCTCCACCATCGGCATCTGTGGATACGGTCGTGGAGTTCGACGCGACGTGTTTTCCGCCCTTACCACCCGAAGCTCGACATGTAGGATCATTAAAAGACGAATATCCTCCGTCTGATCCATTTGTAGTAAGAGTGGGATCGCTACCGTGGTTAGATCCATCGGCGCCTTTATTTCCAACTATAACTGGAGTGACATCTGGTAAAATCGATAGCAAACCTCGAACTCTATGGAATCCACCACCTCCGCCTTCTCCACCATAATTTCTAACATGGCTAGGACCGTCGGTGTTGATTCCTCCACCTCTTCCTCCGCCAGCTCCGATGCAGATGACGTCGAAATGGGTG